GTATACAGAAAGAGAAAAAACAAATGGAGATCCGTGAAAAGATCATTGAGAAGTCGGGGTATGATGAGGTTATGCATGTTGACGACGATGGCGGTTATTCTAGTGATTACAATTCAATAAAAGAGGCAGTACAAACAAAAATGAATCAATGAAGCTAACTCAAGAACTAATTGACCAGATACAAGAAGCAATGCTACACACTAAGAAAGATGGTAGTATTAACTGGAAGGATGATGATGAAGTTGTAGTTCAGTTGGCAGGGACATTTGCTGCTGACAGGTTCATTGTTATTAAGAATAAAACAAAAGACCCAGTGGTATCTGCTGAACCACATCCTCATTTTGATTATGAGAAGAAAGTCTTTACCAAAGATGGTAGAGAAGAATACATGAAAGAACAAGCGGAGCAACAACAGCAATGAAGATAGCGATAATAACTGACACTCACTTCGGAGGTAGAAGGGGTAGTAAGGTATTTCATGACTTCTTTCAAAAATTTTACGATAATATATTCTTTCCAGAACTAGAAAAGAGAGGTATCAAGCATTGTATCCATATGGGAGATGCTTTTGATAACCGAAAGAATATAGATTACTGGTCACTAGATTGGGCTAAAGAACATGTATATGATAAGTTCAAAAATTTGGGGGTCAAAGTTTGGCAACTTGTAGGTAATCATGATGTCTACTATAAAAATACAAATAGGATTAATTCTATTGATTCACTCTTAGAACATTATGATAATATAGTTCCCATATCTTCTCCAGGCCAATATGAGGTAGGTGATTTCAAGTGCTTTATGTTACCTTGGATATGTGATGACAACTATCAAGAAACATGTGATGCTATAGAAAAATCAGACGCAAAGATTGCCTTTGGTCATCTTGAACTCACTGGATTTGAATTATATCCAGGCATGGTTCAACAAGGCGGTATTGATAAAGGTATCATAGAAAAGTTTGATACAGTATTCTCAGGACACTATCATACCAGAAGTAATGACGGACACACATTCTACTTAGGAAATCCTTATGAGATGTATTGGAATGATTGTGGTGATAAGAGAGGTTTCAGTATTTTAGACACAGAGACAGGAGAAATTGAATTTGTAGAGAATCCTTTTACTATGTTTGAGAAGGTATATTATGAAGACACTCCAGCGGAACTATTCAAAGCACATCTCTATAAAGATAAAATAGTCAAATTATTCATTAGATCCAGAAAAAGTCAGTTACAGTATGATAAATTCTTAGATAAACTTATGAAATCTGGTATCATAGATTTAAAGGTAGTTGAAAATACTGCAATCAATGATACAGAAGTAGATTTAGATAGTGAAAAGATAGAAGATACTCTAACACTTCTTAATAAATACATTCAAGAGTCCGATTTTGATTTGGAAAAAGAAAGAGTTAAGACACTTCTCAAAGAAGTTTATCTAGAAGCTTGCGAAACAGAGTAATGTACATTCTATCACTTCACGGAAAAGAAGGAGAAGGAGCCTATGCCGTCACAAATGATGATGGTCACAAGGCTTTGTATCTTTTTGAACAAGAAGATGACGCTACAAGATACGCAGGCTTGTTAGAAGCGAACGAAGCAATTCCCTTGACAGTTGTACAAATAGATGATACACTGGCAGTAGAGACATGTCAAAGACACAAATACAAATATGTTATTATCTCACCTGATGATATAGTGATTCCGCCAAAAGATTATGATAATATTCAAGACAATACGGTGGCGTAATTTTTTATCAACTGGTAATCAGTTTATAATTGTAAGTTTTCAGAAATCCCCTACAAATTTGATAGTTGGTGCAAATGGTGCTGGTAAATCTACCATTTTGGATGCATTGACCTTTGTTTTATATAACAAACCATTCAGAAAAATTAAAAAGGCACAGTTAATCAATACTGTAAATGAAAAAGAATGTGAAGTTCAGATAGAATTTGAGATACAAAATAGAATTTATACCATTGTTAGAGGTATGAAACCTACTTTGTTTCAGATTTACATAGATGGTAAACTACAAGACCAATTTGCCAATCAAAATGATCAACAGGCATACTTAGAAGACAATATTTTAAAGTTAAATTATAAATCTTTCACTCAAACTACGATTTTGGGATCGGCAACGTTTGTTCCGTTCATGCAACTTGGTAATTCAGACCGTAGAGCAATCGTAGAAGACGTTTTAGACATCAAAATTTTCTCTGGCATGGCAAAAATCCTTAGAGAAAGGATGAGTAAAGCGTCATCAGAGATAAAAGAACTCACTATCAAGAAAGAAATGATAGAAGAGAAGATTGAGATGCAAAAAAACTTTATTGCTGACCTTGATAAGAGTGGAAAAAAGAGAATTAAGGACACAAAAGATAAAATTGCTATCATGTTTGAGGATACTTCTGGTCTCATGGGAGAGAACACCAAATATGACAATTTAATTAAGACAAAGTATCAACCAGAGTTAGAAAACTTATCATCTGCTCGTGCTTCTCTTAAGAAAATGAACACAATTAAAGTAAAATTGGAACAACGGATACAGAATATAACATCCGAACATAAATTTTTTAAGGAAAACGTATCATGCCCTACATGTGAGCAGAAAATAGAGGAAGAGTTTCGCTTAAATAAAATCGAAGACATAGAAGGTAAGGTCAAAGAGATTAATTCTGCTTATAAAGACCTTACCAAGTCTATAAATGATGAACAAAAACGAGATTCTAAGTTTTTGGAAATCAACAATCAGATCACTCAACTAACGAATGACATTTCAACAAACAATTTTAAAATTTCTCAGTATCAACGACAGATCAGAGATTATGAATCAGAAATTCAAGAGATTACCGAGCAAATTGCAAACAGAAATACTGAAAGAGCCACTCTTAAGTCACTCAAAGGCGATCTGACAACAGTAGAAAAGGATAAAGCAAAACACACTGAAAGTATAGAGTATCTTGACTTTGCAAACTCCATGATGAAGGACTCTGGAGTCAAAGCAAAGATCATAAGAAGGTATTTGCCTGTTATGAATCAGAAGATAAATCATTATCTTCAGATGATGGACTTCTATATTAATTTTACATTAGATGAACAGTTTAATGAAAGAATCAAGTCGCCCATACATGAGAAATTCAGTTATGAATCGTTCTCTGAAGGTGAAAAAATGCGAATTGATCTTGCTATTCTGTTTACTTGGAGAGATATTGCTAAGATGAAGAACTCATCTAGTACAAACATTCTAATTCTTGACGAAATATTTGACAGTTCTCTTGATAGTAACGGCACTGACGAGTTCACAAAGATCATCAAGTATGTCATTAAGGATGCTTATGTGTTTATGATATCTCATAAGGTAGATGAACTCACTGATAGGTTAGATAATTTAATTACCTTTGAAAAAATGAACGGATTCTCAAAAGTTAGATATTCTACATAATAGTATACTACGGATACCGTATGATACTACTAGATGGATGTCACTCACTTAAACTTGAGTGTGCTATAAGGGAACTCGGTTTCATTGATATGGAATGGAGAACTATCGCTCATGCTGGCATTTTTTTAGTACAACCTGTAGGTATGCCAAATGATCCCGAAGGAGATCTATTGGGGTTTACGATAACATATGAGAGTAAAGTAATAAAATTACAGAATACAGCGAAGAAAGCTTTAGATACAGCTATAAGATGGTCGGGGTAGACAGTTGACAAAGTGGCACACCACTGGTTGAAATTGACACAAGGGAGATTATAATATAGACATAGACAAGAAAACAAATGCTCACAAAGATTAATTACGAAGTCAAAGGTCAACTTGCAAAACTACTTGCAACTGAAGATCTCATCATAGAGAACCGTAAGGTCGAGACAGCGATGTTTGACGTAGAACGTAGAGTATTGACACTTCCAATGTGGGAGAAGGCCTCTGCGTCCGTATACGACCTTCTCGTGGGACATGAGGTTGGACACGCACTATACACACCATCAGAAAACTGGAAAAAAGATTATCCAGATCTACCAATGTCTTATGTCAACATTCTTGAGGATGTGAGAATTGAGAAGTTGATGAAGCGTAAGTATGCTGGTATCGTCAAGACATTTTTTAACGGATACAAAGAACTATCAAGTCAAGATTTCTTTGAGTTGGAGGAGAATGATGTAGAAGAGATGGGTCTACCAGACAGACTTAATCTAAACGCTAAGATTGGTAACTTTGTAGATGTTCCTTTCTCAGATGGCGAAGATTATTTTATCAACAAAGCAAACAAGACAGAAACATTTCAAGAAGTTCTAGATCTTTCTGTTGAGTTGTTTGATTACATGAAAGAAAAGATCAAGGACTCAATGGCATCTAATGGTGGAGAGTTAGATGAAGATTGGAAAGTTGGTAATGACTTTGGATTGGGTGAGTCCACTCAAGGAATTCCTTTTGAAAAAACTGAGTCTGATGAAGAACTATCATCTGAAGATTCAGAAGATACCAAAGGCCAAAGTAAGAACCCACAATCTAGTCCTGATCTTGGATCTGATTTTGATATGGAAGACATGGAAGCTGCTAGTGATATTTCTGGTGGGGAACATGGTAATCTAGAAACTATTACAGATAAAACCTTATCTGATAATCTAGAGAACTTGAACAACAAAGACAGACCAAGCAGTAGAGATCCTGAGTATTGCACAATACCAGACCTCAAGCTTGACAATCTTCATATCAAAGTCAATGATATTCATAGTGCTATGGATAGTTGGTATACAGAACAACAAAGAAGATATGATGCAAGTGTTCTAGAAAACAATCACATCACTCCAAAGAACATCTATGAGACAGTTGACAATGAGTACAGACTTTTCCGTAGATCTGCTCAGAAAGAAGTCAACTATCTTGTAAAAGAGTTTGAGTGTCGTAAGTCAGCAGACGCATATGCTCGTGCTACAGTATCAAAGACAGGTGTTCTTGATTGCACAAAGCTTCATTCATACAAGTACAACGAAGATCTATTCAAAAAGATTACTACTTTACCTGATGGTAAAAATCATGGATTGATTTTCATTCTTGATTGGTCTGGTTCTATGAGCACAGTTCTCATGGATACTATCAAACAGTTATACAACCTAGTTTGGTTCTGTAAGAAAGTCCAGATTCCTTTTCAAGTATTTGCTTTTACTAATGAGTGGAATCGTTATTCACAGTATGACCCAGACAAGTCTTATATTGGACACTACTCTTTACCCTTTGAACATCATCAAATTAAAAATGGTCAACTCATTGTAGATAATCAATTCACAATGCTTGAGTTCTTATCAAGTGATGTTAAGAAGAAAGATCTAGAACATCACATGATGAACATTTGGAGAACGGCATCAGTTATGGATTGTAGAGGTCGTTGGGATAACAATTACTTCTATCAGCCTCCTCATGGATTACAACTATCTGGTACTCCATTGAATGAAGCACTTGTATCTCTAAACCAGTTGATACCACAGTTCAAAAAGAAAACAGGTGTTCAGAAAATCCAGTGTATCACTCTTACAGATGGTGAAGCACATCCAATCAGTTTCTCAAAAGAGTTTATTGATGGAGACGGTCACAGATACATGGGATCACGTTCTACTTGTCACAATAGTGTGTTTATTAGAGATAACAATGGTAAGACTCACTCCTGTGGTGACAACTACCATGAGTTAACTGCTGCTCTAATTCAACAACTTAGAGGTAGATTTACTGACGTAAACTTCATAGGAATCAGAGTCCTAAACAAATCTGAGTCCAGTAGTTTCATCCGTAGATATTCTGATTGGGATCAGGACAAAGTTGCCAATCTTCAAAATCAATGGAGAAAAACTAAATCTGTTATGATTGAAGATGGCGGTGGGTATCATGCTTACTTTGCACTCTCATCATCTGCTTTAAACTCTGATGATTCTTTCGAGGTCAAGGAGGACGCTACCAAGTCACAAATCAAAGCTGCTTTCAAGAAGTCACTTTCCGCAAAGAAAATGAACAAGAAAGTTCTAGGACAGTTTATGGAATACATTGCATAGACAATCAACAAACTGTCACATAACTGGTTGCATGTGCTATCATGCACCAGTATAATTAATACATAACTACATAATGAACAATGCCTTTTGAAGCTAAAGTGAATCCAGAATCTCTAATTACTTCTCTAAGAGATCTATACGGTAACAAACTTACCGCCGCACACATCAAAGCATACTGTGCTCAACATGATGTGACATATCAAACTGTCACAAAATATCTTGCCAAGTTCAAGACAACAAAAGGTAAGTGGAATCTAACTGTCAGAGAGAAGAAAGCAAACCTTGAAGCAAACTTTGCTGCTCCTGCTGTTGTTCCACCAATCGAACAGAACCTTATACCAGAAGTTGATCCCAACTTTGTCAAGTTTGGAAACTTCCCTGATGTTAAAAAGATAATTCAATCCAAAGAATTCTATCCATGTTTTATTACAGGACTATCAGGTAATGGAAAGACTCTAGGTGTAGAACAAGCCTGCGCTCAACTCAAGAGAGAAGTTGTTCGTGT